CACCACGAATAGAGACAACCTGCATAAACTCAGGGTCATCCTTCTTAGGGTGGACAAAGTCTCCTGGGCGCAGGCTATTAGCGTGAATCTCTCCACGATTGAGAACATCAACATTGTCAAAGTTATCTGCCCAGCCAGCTTCAGCAATACGCATCTTGCCATCAGGGAATGCTGACATCTGTTGAACATCAACTAGGTCAGGTTGAACTTCAGGAACCTGTTCTGGGTTGCCCATAGCACCAATATTTTCGATTGGTCCTTCTGGTAGCACACCAGGAGCTTGGTTCTGTATATCTTCAAGCTTGACATCATTGCCAGCAAAGATATCTTTGACAGTTTTATTAGCCAAGTAGTCAGCAACAGCTTGATTATATTCATCAATACGAGGCTGTAACTTAGCCATTTTGTCATCGTAGGCAGCTTTCTGTGCATCTGCATCTAGTGCAGCAACACCGAAGTCTCCTTCAATACCCTTTTCAATCAAAGCATTAAACATCTGAGCAGTTACTTCTGCATCATTAGCACCATCGTGCCAGTTTTCATTTTTAATTCCGAAGTACTCAGCAATAACAGCCAAGCTCTTACGTGCAGGGGCATCTGGTGCATCTTTAAAGATTGCATCTGCCATACCCATAGTGTCAGCAACTCCAGCAGGAGTCCAATTAAGACCAAGCTGCTCAGCCTTACGCTTCATAACCTCATCATCAAACTTAGCATTCTGAGCGATTGCTAGAGGATTCTCTCCAGCCCAATCAAGGAACTGTTGTAGTCCTTCTGCTTGATTTGGCTTATCTGCAAAGAACTCATCAGTTAGCAGATTGCCGTCTGGGTCTTTTGCATTTGCTCCAGCATAGGTATCTTTAATGCTTTTTCCTGGATTCATAAAGATATTTATACGGTCGACAATTTTGCCATCACGCATTTTTACAGCAGCAATTTGCCATGGCTCATTGCCATCTTTAAAATTAACTCCAGTTGTCTCAAAGTCAAAGACAATTAAATCTTGACCAGCAAGCTTCTTTTTAAACTCTGACCAGCTGCCACCAGATTCTTTAGCCCACTCAGCGAACTTACCCATAAATGCTGGGTATGCAGGTTCACGGGGTTGCGGTGGAAGCTTGACATTATCTTCTAGCTTGTCTTCACCCTTTGCTTGAGCAGCAGAAACAATAGGCAAGTCAGCAGGTGGATTCCATCGACCCTTAGCTTCTGCAAGTTTTGCTTCATGCTCAGCGTTGAGCGCTGTGTCATCGACAGGGAACCAACCACCCTTAGGTCCTCTGCCAGCAGGACGATGCAATGAGCCTTCTCCAAGTTGTGGAGCGTTAGCTTCATCAATTCCACGAATAACCTCTACACCAGTGTTAGGCCACCACTGCTTCTCTTGCAGTCCTTGTCCTGGGTAGTGTCCTTCAACAATTAATTTGCCATCTTCACCATTGCGAATGCCAGTGATACGGAAATAATCTTTAGCAGTAATGTCACCAACCTGAAGGTCAGAAGCTTTAAACTTTGCAATGAATGGAGCATCTGCTGCAGGTAGTTCATCAGCAATCAGTGCTTTAGCAACATCGCCTTCTTCTGCTTCTTTATTTGTAGGGTCTACAAAGTTTGCACCAGCGGCCTGAACTGCAGCTTTGTGCTCTGCAAGGTCTGCATCGTACTTAGCCTGAGCAGCAGGGTCTTGAACTCCCCACTCTCCATCAATCTTCTTCATCTTGCCATAAGCGGCAAGCTCTGGCTTGTCTAGTGCAGGTGCAACACCTTTTGCAGGTGCAGCAACTCCACGAATAACCTCAATGTTTCCATTGGCAAACCAGTTACGGTCTTGAGTCTTATGCCCTGGGTAGTAGCCCTTGACATTAATTCTATTAAGTTTCTTATTATTCTGGTCTGCAGTTGCAGCATCTGGCTGAGCAACTTCTTCAATAACAAAGAATTCGTTATCACGAACTGCAATATCGCCTGGCTGTAAATCTTTTGCTGCAATCATCTCACGGCGAGGCTCGCCCATTGCTAGGTCAGCCTCTTGTGAACCTAGCTCTGCTGTGGCTCCTCTGGCTCCTTCGGGAGCTTGTTGAGCTCCTTCTGGTCCGCCAGCCTCAGGATTTGCGGGAAGTCCTGCCTTTGGTTCACTGGCGTCGGGTCCTTGCGCGTCCTGCGCAGGTGATTTCTCTGGTTGGGCAGGTGCTTCTTGGACATTTTCCCCTTCCAATGCTTTGACAATTTCTTGCTCTGATGGCTTGTTGTCTTTGCCTTCGTCATAGATGTCTTGGATTAGCGCGTTAGTGTCTTCACCTTGCAACTGCAGTGCATCACGAATTGCTTCTCCTGGAACCTGAGCAACGTACTCTTCGCCTTCAGGAGTCTCTTGAGCAAGAAGCCCACTTCCTGGCATATCATTAGATGGCTCAATGGCACGACGAAGTTCACCTTCGAGTTCTTCTTTGTCATAGCCAAGAGCGATATCTACAGGGTTGTTTGAGAAACCTTCTGGAGCATCTGCAGGTATTGGTGCTTCATCTGGATTGAATGCATCATTTGATAAACCTGCGTAGCCTTCTGGAACATCATGTTCTACGTTCTGTGGTAAATACTTTTTGTAGTCACCATTGTCTACAAAATCACGCTGTTCTTCAGGTGTCATACCTTCAATAAGTGGAGGCAGTTCACGGTCTGGAATTTTAGCAACAGGGGCTGCTGGAGCATCTGCATCTACCTCTTGAGCTGGAGCGGCTTTTTTCTTGCCACCCATCTGCTCATAAATATCATTAAGGAATTTGTCTACATCAACGCCCTGCTCTTTTAGTGCGTTGTAGAGGGCCTCAGCAGGTACAACTTCATCTCCTGCTTGGAATGGAAGCTGTCCAGCACCAATAGCGGGGTCTTGAGGAGTTCCTTCAACTGCTTCTTTGAGAGAGTCTTGCAATTCTTCTTGGTCAAACTTTTGAGCAAGCTCTGCAGGGTCATCAGTGAAGTCTGGAGACTCTTGACCGTCTATTGCGCCTTCTGGCTTGTACTCATCTCGGTCTACGTCGTAAGAGCCTGCTGGCGGTTTAATCTTTGCTTTAATCTTGCCAATAAGTCCTGGCTCTTCATCTGGAAGAACTACTTGCCTTTTGTTATTACGAAGAACTTCTCCCGTGTCAGAATCTACAACTGAGCCATCTGGAAGTACTGCCCAGTTCTTGCGTGGGTCTAATGGAAGCAATCCACCATTCTTGCGGAAATCTTTAAGATTCTTTCTATACTCACGGAGGTCGCGACGAGTTGGTTTTTCAACTGCAGGGATGAAGTCTGTTCCCTCAGGGAAGTCTGTTGGGCTCTTATCTGGAATAGTTGCAACTGGCTTATCTGTTGGGGTTCTATCTCCACCATCATCCCCACCTACGCGCTCTGGTGCTGGGTTTTCGTTCTTTTCAAATTTAGGTTCATCTTGTCCGATAAAGTCTTGTGCTTCAGCCCATGATTGGACAGCAGCAAACGGACGGTCATCTTCTTGTCCACGGCGGTTAACAAGGAACACTGGCTTATTAGGGTCTAACTGATTATTTGCGCCATCACCTTGTGCAACAACATTTTGACCTTCTGCTTCACGCTGCTGCGCAACTTCAAACATGTCACGGGCGTAAGCATTGTTTTCAATTTTAATTACATCGTATGCATCGTCTGTATATTTAGTTCCAAGGTCAACATTGTCACCGTACTGCTTGGCATCTTCAGGATTTGGAGTCCATGCATTATCGCGACGGAACCCATCTGGAGCCTCTACCTCTTGTAGGTCTGCTTCATTGATTACTGGGTCTTTTGCTGAAACCTTCGCTGGATTCTTGGCATAGCCATCTTTAGTCTGCTGACTTGGGATAGTTGCTTTGATTGCCTCAACGTTTTTTGCTGGAACTCTGTAAAGCTTTCCATCTGGTGTTTCCAAATCAAAAGTATCAGTTTCAATACCCTGAGAAACAGCGCGACCATTCAAATTCTGAATCATGCCATTGGCACGGCGAATAAGTGCACGAAGGCCACCACCCATCTCAGCGAAGCGACCCTTACGGTCACGACGTTGACGCATTGCACGTGCAGAACGAGCAAGGGAAGAGTTTCCATCACCTAGTGCTGCTAGAAGTGCGTACTGAGGAATCTGACCTTCAGGGAAAGATACAAGGCGAGCAACTGAGTATTCGTACTCTGCAGACTCTGGATGCGTACTCAATGCAGATGCAAGAAGTGTTTTGACAGTTAAGTCTTGAATAGAAGGGTCATCAGTTACCCAACGGGCACGAGACTTCATAAGAGAAGCAACAGTCATATCGTGTGCACGTGTTGAACGTGGGTGTGCAACTGGTAGTAGGTCTGTGTGCTCTGGGGTCGTGCTTAGTGAGCGATTGTGCTGAGCAAGAGTTATGTATTGAGAAAGTTCAGTTAATGCACGGTGCTTGCGAACAGAGAAAGGCTCTGCTTCATTTCTAGCAATAGAACGCTCAACAACAGTTATTGCTGCTCTTTGGGTAATGATTCGAGTTCCAGAGAAGTCTGCGTTTGATTCCTGCATAAGGGATAAGGCAGCATCTTTAATCTTTTGTGTCTGCTCTTCAATCGTTGTTAGATTCTTGGCACGCTTGATAGGTACGCAGTTAGGAACATTTTTACCGTTCTTCTTTTTCATTCCAACTTGCTTGTAGCCATCCCAGCAGGGGTTTTCCATCAGATATCTCCTTTAGGTAGCAAGTCAGCATCAAGGCTGTCATGAGTCATAGTTACAAACATTGATGCACGTTTAAATGGATTCTCTCCGTTACGCACTCCACGAAGCCATGAAGCTCTAACAGCGGGCTCTAACTCGTATCCAAGCCCTGCGTATTCAGTTAAAGCAAAAATTGCTTCCTCAGGAGATTCATACTCCTCGTAAGCCTTAATCTCTATGCTTAACTCATCTTCCGCGTAGGCAGATGCAAGTAGAAGTTCCAAAGTATTTTTATCACGAAGAGGGATATCGTAACCTTTAACTACTCCTTCTGGAATTACTGCAAAGCGGCACTTACCTTCTGCTTCAACCTCAAGAGAGATAATCTGACAGTTGTTAGGTCCTTGGAAGAATACGCAGTTTGAGCACTTAACTCCAATGTCTGCAACATCATTTTCTGCAGCAGGTGTGTAGCCAGCCCAAACGCCGTCGCCATCTTGGTCAAAGGGACCGTGCTTCTGAGTGATTGCAATAAGTGCTTCTGCTAAATCTTGTTCTTCTGGAATTAATCCAGACGCTGTCATAGAAGAAGCTTTCTTCTTGCTAGAGCGAGGGTGAGATGCTGGCAGTAAATCGTTATCTGTGGTGTATGCAGAGTTCTTTGGCTTACCAGACTTTAGAAGACGAAGGAAAGCATTTACTCTGCCCATTGCCCACTGGTTGCGTGTCATACCTGGGCGGTGAGAACCTGAATAAGCTCCTGCTCCACGGCGATAAACAGCTTTTAGCATTCCTAAAGTAGCACGACGACCTTTAGGTGCATTCTTGTTGTGCTCTTCTACCTTGTTTGCAATTGCCTTTTCGGTCTTGGCATCAAACGTAATTTTTTTACTTCCAGATGCAGAACCTTTTTTGTTCTTATCTGAACCCTTTACATTGTCCTTCTTAGGAGCAGGAGTCTGAGAGATTGTGCGCTTATCAGCTGCAGCAGTTACAGAAACTTCTTTTTCCTCTGTGACGGGTCCACCAGCAACCCAAGCGCGACAGGTACGAGCAGATGCACACTTAAAGTCAAATATTTCGCAATAGCCTAGTTCACCTGCTGCATCAATTGCTTCAAACTCATCTTTATCAGTTGTTAGACCACTCTCGATGCATGAAAGCATATTTGGAGTTTGAATGAATACTGCGCAGTTGCCACAGCGTTGCTTCTTAGCAGTCTCGGCATCTACGTTCCACTCAGCGCCTAGCTTGGACCAATACTCTTCGTTTGGTTCTGCAGGATTAAGAGGGCCATACATCGCTGTGTCAATAGCGTTCTTACGATTCTCAAGATTGACTGCAATATCTTGTGTAGCAGGAGGACATGAAATTGCAGCAGCAACTACAGGAGTAATTGAGATTAGTTTTTTCTCGTCCATTACTGAGCAACCCCTGGGGTTTGTTCTACTGGTGCAGCAGGAGCTGGTTGAGATAGCGCTTCTGCAACTGCATCTGGAATTGGTGCAACTGATGATGCTTGTTGCGCAGCTTTTACAGCGTTCATAATCTCGGGTGCAATAGCAGCGAGCATCGCTTCTGTTAACTCTGGGGTCATAGCGCCCTTTTCAGTCATCATGCGAAGTGCCAACTCGTTTGGAGTTGGTGCATCTTGGTCTGAGAAACCGTGAGCACGACGCCATGTGTCAGAGGAGATTGCCATACGGTCATAACCTGCGTCAGCATCTGCTGCACGGTCATTGCGTGTGGAAACTGCTGATGGGTCATACCAAACTGTAATTCTGTTTGCTTCGGACTCTGTGTATCCATTTGCAATGAGGTACGGGCGCAAGTAGACAACTGTGAGTGAGTCACAGATGAGAAGCATCATTGGCTCGATGTGCGCCTTGTACAGGGCCTCATCAATTTGTAGAGCGTTAGAGTACTTAACGTTCGCTAGTCCCGTCACAACGTCTTTTGGAACATCTAGGCCTTGCAAGATGCGCTCTAGTACGCGGTCAGAACGCTCAGCTAGTGCTGGGTCGAATGAACGCTCAAACTTAAACTGCTTAATCTTGTCGCCAAGTTCTGCAGGTCCGCGGATGATAAGTGGCACAACGGCTGATGCAGATTCTTCATCACGAATAGGAGTTGTCATCGCATCAATGAGTTGCTCTTCGAATTCATCTTCTGCTTCTTCTGCTGTAAAGCCAGCACCCATTCCGTCTTCGGAATCGTATGGGTAATCTGGGTCAGCTTGGGCTGCAACAGAAAGACCATCTGGTAGGTAAAGAGCACCAGCATTAAGGCGAGAACGGGCAGTGGCGCGGAAGGTACGGTTAAGCAAAAGTAATTCCGCGCAGAGGTCTAGTAGACCGCGCAATGATGAATCTGCTTCATCAGAAAAACGTGGGTGTGAACGCCAGATGCGTCCTACGAATGCTTTGTTACCTAAACGCGATACTCCGTATGCACTTCCTTGACCTTGAGCCTGCTCGCGACGACCGATAACAGTTAAGCTACCTTTTGCATCTGTAATAACTTCATCTACAGAACGCACATCCCAAGACTCTGGAGTTCCTGAGCCTTGACGAGCTGGCATCTGTACTAAATAGCATTCTCCAGCAACAGAAAGATTTAATGCTGCATCTTTTAGAAGACCTGCTTGGCCTCCGTATGCAGAGTTCAAACGCTCTAGGGCGCGTTCTGCAGCAGATGCAAGTCCTTGGTCAATAACGCGAGATTCATTTACTGAAATCGGAGCCTGTGAAGGGTCATCAATGGCAGCGGCAAAAACTCGGATTCTAGATACAACGGATGCAACAAGGTTAAACGCATATTTTATTTCACCAATCGCGTCGTAGTATTCCCAAGCCTCTGCTTGCCATGCACTTGATGAAGCGTGACGGCGTGTTTTGAACTGCTCGAATTCTCCTTTGTCATTAACCTTTACCTGCGCAGCGGCTGCAGTTAAGGAACGTGGAGCGTTGTATGAAAGTGGCTGAGGGGAGTTATTTGTTGATGTAAAAATTGATGAAAGACCTGAAGTCTTAGGGGCGGTCTGATTGATGATGACCTGCGTAGAGCGGTTAGTCGAACGCTTGCGAGGAGTCTTAGGCTTGGCAGCAGAAGTCGTTGGCTGTACTACTGGCTCTTCTTTTTTGAATACGCTCATTGGCGATTCTCCTCGTCATGTTTGTTACGGAATATAAGATTACTTATCCTCATACGCAGTAAACAGTCCCGCTACTGCAGATAAGGCAAATACCATAGCTACAGTAATAGTTACTGCAGTAATCATAGCAAACCCCCAGAGAAGCGATGCTACCCAAATCGATAAACACCACTCACAAGTGAGCAGATACCCAAGTTTACTGGATTCAGGGGGAAACTTCTTCCACCACCAATTTCTAAATCCCTCAAGGATTACGTCTCGGGTGAAGAGCCTGGTGATTCTGTAAGTTGCTAGACCCAAGATGACAAACTCAAAGAAACTAATCATTCTGGGTCCTCACTTGACATAACAATTGCTGAACCGTATGGATTCCAGCCACGAAGCCTTGAGCCACATCCGCAATTGTCATCCCTACTTATAGCAATAATCTTCCCAGATACGGTAAGGGCGTGGGTAGTTTTACCCTCTTGGCTAGTATCTTCAACTTTTTCTTTAAAAATGACCTTAGGACCTTCTGGAGAGTCTTGAGCAATGATTAGAACATCATTAATAATAACGGCACGGCAACGGTCTACTCTTCGAGTTCCTTGAGGGACGTCTCCCGTAGTCTGAAGTGTTTTGTAATCCTCTAGAGAGTCCACTGGAGCCAGCTTTATAATAGCTGGGAAGACATCGATTACTTTACGCATTAGTTTGTATACTCTGTTGGGATGTAGAAGTTCTCCCAGCCAAGGGCGGTCTTTGCAAGAGAGAGCGGAATGAGCAAAGGGCAAGTTCTTTCTGTCTTTTGTATGAGTTCAAAGACTTCTTCATTTGTGCGAGCAAGAGTTGCTTTACTCCAAGAACGGTTGGAAGTAAGGGACTTGATAGGGAAAGCCATTGGGTAGCGTGAATTCTCAGAAGTCATAGTCTCAAGAGCTCGAGATTGCCGAGAGTTCTTATTTTTTGGGTTAACCCAGACAACAATTGCAAGCTCTTCTTCGCTATATGTGCCTGTAAGAGTCTTATATTGACGGCTCATCGGTCTTTCCTTGCCCAAAACATAACAAAAACATGATTCCCAAAGATAATGTCAAGAGTTGGCTGTTTTTTATCATATAACATGATTCCAAAGAAATATTGGTTAATTCCCTGATTATTATTGTAATGACGGGACTTTAGCCTCATTTACTTAGCCTTCTTGCCATTGCGCGGTATGAAACACCAGCAGCCTCCGCGATTGCAGCTGTTGGAACGCCCATAGAGCGTAATGTACGTGCAATTGCTGTGAGTTCGTCATTAGCCACTGCTAAAGGGCTATTAGGGGACGTTTTAGCCCTATAACGCTTAGCCAGGTCCGAAAGCTGCTTTAGACGTGGTCTCATCTCTGAAGGGACTCCAGGGCTGATTGAACGTAGACGGGGTGCAGACTTAGTAGGAACCGAGGTGGTTAAAGACTTTGGAGGTGGAACTGGCAGAGTTCTTTGCTGTTCTAGTGGTTCTGCTCGCTTTACCCAGAAATGGATAGTTGTCTTAGGTCTTGGGGGATTGAGAGATGAGCCAAGAATTTGTAAGGACCAGCCAGATTCCCAGAGGGCACGGAGTCTTGCTTCCGCTTCTGGACGTGGCAGAGCTGCGATGAAGGCTACTTCATCTAGGGGCAACTTTATACTTTGGTCCACTTATATATAGTACAGCATTTCGAAGGTGATGTACGGAAGAGATTATGTATTGTACGAAGTGTACGAATTTATGAACCTTTACGTTAAAATGCTTTTGACCTGTGAGACGGCAGTCGTATATTTTCAGACTTCTTGAAATCGTTTCCAGATTATTTTTTGGACTATCCAGCCAGACTCTTTAGATAATAAATCTTTTATTATTTTAATTATTTATTTATTTGCAAAGTACTTTTATTTTTTTTTATTATTTATTTATTTATAAAATAAAAAATAATAATAAAAACAAATGATGATGTGTTGTCTTGTACTAATAATGTTTATACTAATAAAATTATTATGATGACTAGTCTTGTCATTGTGTTGTTGTCTTGTGACTAGTTGTGTAGATGTGTACTAGTCATGTCTTGCATGTGATGACTACTAGGTACTAGGTACTTATGCCTAGTGACTAGTCATGTTGCCTAGTTGTACTTGTAGGTTGCACTCTCATGTTTAGAGTACAAGTACAAACAACTAACAACACGCTGAGGCATAGGCTTGCAAATGTCAGGGAGATGTGCTTAGATAGTTACTAGTACATAGCACTACCAAACAAATGACGAAGGGATAGACCAAATGACAAAGGCAATAAAGATAACAACAACAGGCGAGGTCACAGAGTTAGACCTAGCAAGTGACGGTCTTCAAGTACTACAGACTTCTGTAGGTGGTTGGG